GTTGATACAACTTTGTTCAACGCACCAAATAGTCCTTCCAGAACTAGTCTGTGTGTTTGCATACCATCAAGTGTACCTGTTAAACCAAAACGATATTTGCATAGATGTAATTTAGTTAGAATAGATGTGAGTGATTTTGCCTTGAACAAATGAGCTTCGTCACCTATGACACAACCAAACTGTTCAAAGTATTTCTTAGGCATTTTATATAAAGACTGCCATGTAGATACTACAACTTTCTTTGATACTTCTCTATCATGTCCACTGTACACTTTTTGTATATACGTTTCTTTCCATCCATAGTCAATAAAATCAGAAGTCATCTGTTCAACCAAAGATGTTGTAGGAACAAGTATTAGTATTTTATCATTTTGTTGTTCTCTGAGAAGTAGTTCATAATATCTTACTAAGATGTAAATAATAAGTGACTTGCCTGAGGCAGTAGGACTAAGGAGTAAAGCACGATGTTTTCTAATTGCGAAATCCACGGCATCAACTTGGTAGTCACGAGGTTCAATGGATTTACCTCTAGCTCTGAGATTAAGTTGTCGTATGAATCCGTCCAGTATTTTTCTGTCGATTTGTTTTTCATCTTTTAGTTCCTCACTTATTTCATATGGTTCATCATAATCTATCAACCACTTTTCCAAGTATGAAAGTAGTCCTAGATAAAGTTCTCCTGTGGCTGGGGTGTACAATCGTATCTTACCATCCCAAATACGATTACGATACGCAGGCATGAATCTAGCGCCTGGCACTTCAAAGGTAAAGAAGTCAGATAATGATCTTGCAGTAGATGGTTCTGCATCTACTTCTAGATAGACTTCATTCTTCTTTGAAACTTTAGTCACTAAATCGTACCATCTACAAATTTACGCCATTCGATTGCGTTTTTGATATCCCATCCACGAGACTGAATTTGTTTCAGAATACGTTCACAAGAATCCATGCACATCACATAGTATTCTACTTTTTGTTTTGCCTTAATTAGTTCTTCATCAGAATCCATATAGATATGTAAATCTGCTTTTAGAACTTTATGGTCAAAGGGATTGTCACGATAGACTTCTGGTGATGCTTTACCACCATAGTATTCCCACTTCTTACGTTTGAGTACATTGTATGTACCCTCATTCATAAGTCTGAGTTGTCTAAAGTTATTGTAGATGTTTAGGTATTTTTGGTGCAGAGTTGCAGACTTGAGAGACTCATCTGCGAGTTCCAAGTCATCCATTTTTAAATCTTTTTCAGCTTGCAGCTGCAATTCATCAAGTGTCATTATATTATCATCCTATAGGCGAGCAGAGATTGGTTGGAACTTTCTTGTTCTATATTATCTCTTTTCGAGACTCAACGATGGCTGTTAAAGTTCACCGTTTCTGCTCAAGTATATTTATAAAGTTTCAAATTCGTACAAGTCGTAATTCATAGTTACAGATGCAGTCAATTGGTTTGAGTCAGCAGTCTGTGAATCATAATCTAAACCAGATAGTGATGTTGGATATAACGCACTATAGTTTACATTAATCAATGGGTTATTCTTATTAGACAGAATGGTAAGAGTTCCATCTGAAACAAGAGCAGATGGATTTACTGTAGGGTTTTGTGATGCTGCGCCTGGCTTTGTTTGTTCAGCGGCAATTGCACTTGCAAATTGTTCTGGATCTTTTGGAAACCCAATACCTGTCATCCAATCATGTATTTCACGATAATTAGATAAATCTTCACTTACTAGAAAAGTAAGTTCCATAGGACTGTATTCTAAAGTATCTCCCATGAAAGGCATGGCCTTGTATCTACTATTCATAATCGCATCACCAGAAAATGCAATGCCTGGAATGTTAACTCTAGTTACAAAGTAAATTGTATTGGGGATTTTTAAAAGACTAAACCTAAACTGACTAGGACTTGCAAAGTCTAGTGTTTCTGGTTGTCTCATTAGTGGATTAAATTCTACCATTTTGTTCTTCCTTTATAGTATTTATAAAGAAAAAAGGGGAAGCAAAATGCCTCCCCTAAGTTTTGGTTGTTTAACACAACTCGTATTACATGATGTTTGTAACTTGTACTCTTCTGTAATATACGTTTGCGTTTGCAGTCATAGCACCACCACCAGCGGTAGCACCTTCTGCGAATGGGTTTGCAGTAAGACCATAACGTGTCTTGAAACCGATTTTTGGTTGGAAAGTGTTTTCACCAACCGCACGAACCATCTGTAGTGGAACGTATGGGCAGTAGAAAATACCAGCATCGTAAGGTGAAGTACCTTTATACCCAGCAACGTAGAATTGCTTTGCAGCTGAATTTGCTGAATATGGGTCGATGTACACTTTGTAGCGTCCGTTAAGAACACCAGCAAATGTGTTTCCAGAGTCATCAACACTCAAGTTGTTGTTGAGAGCAGGAGTGTAATCTAGTACACCAGCCATTTGCAATGCAGAAGCAACGTCTGAAGAACAGATAATTATGTTACCTTTTCCTCTACGAGTTTCTTGAGCAATTGCGTTTGCATCTCTCTCAAGTTGGAACATAAGTCCTTTGAACTTCTCAACACTCCAACGTCCGTTTGAGTCAACGTCCATGTCGAAGATACCAGCGTTTGCAGTATCAGTTGCAGCACCTTTTTTGGAAGTGATGTAGATAGTTCTAATAACTTCTCTGTTGATTTCAGCAAGGATTTCAGCAGAAAGGATATTTGCAAGTTCTGTCTCTGCGTCAAGACCGTGAATTGCTTTAAGGTCTTGTGCAAGTTCCATTGTGTATTCTGCTTTCAATGCTCTTGATTTTGCAGTAACGGTTTGTTTCTCGATTGAGAACGCCATTTCTGCGAAAGAGTTGTTTGCAGAGTCACCCAAAGCTTCAGCAGTTGATGTACCCATTGCTGGATCAGCAGTATATGCACCAGCGGGGCCATCGTTAAGAACAGCTGGGTTTGTTTCACCAGCAGATGATGTACCAGCGGAGCCAGGGATGTTAGCACGGCTATCACCACCTGAAAATGCAGAATCAGCTTCGTTGTAGAATGCTTCATCACCATTTTGTGCTTTGAAACGTGAACGCATTGCAAAGATAAGTCCTGTTGGGCCTGTCATTGGTTGTACGCCTGCAACGTCATATGCGATAAGATTTGGCATAGAACGTCTTACTAGTGAGATCATAATTGGATCCCAATTTGTAGCACCACCTGCTACGTTAGTTGGAGCTGCTTCTGAAAGGAACGCACTGTCCTCACGAAGAGCTTTTTCTTGGTTTTCTAGGATAACTGTGGTTACAGCTTTACGATAAGAGTCTTTAATCTCTGGGAGATCATTGTGCTCTAGCACTGGCTGCCACTTTTCCTGTAAATGTTCAGTTTGAAACATTTGTTTTTCTCCTTATTGAGTTTTCTAATAATATTTATAAAAACCTTAGTTTTTAGCTCGCTTTACATTATTGCTAATGGCATTCATGTAAGCGGCCATTGCACCAGTTGTATCGTAAGATTCAGAACCATCAGATTCAGAGTCTACAGATTCAGCGATAGTGGATGCCTTAGGAAAATAACTTTCCTTCAGCTGGTCGAGTTTTGCTTTGAATGATTCTTCATCACTGAACTCTACTTCTTCTGCAAGAGATTTGAACTTTTCGACTTCAGTGTCGGCAAGGTCAGAAGCTACCTCTGCAAAAACAGACTCACGAACTAGAACGTCATGTGACTTTTTCAACTCAGCACTCTTTTCAATTTGTTCGTTAAGTTTTGCTTCTAGTTCATCAATCTTCTCAGATTGTTGACCAAGAATGTCGTACTTCTCGTCTGGAACGTCAACATAATGTTCTGCGAACAAGTCTTTCAGTCCAGCGATAAAGTCTTCTGCGATTTCGCCTTTGAGTCCACGCTCAATTGCGATTTCATTTTCTTTCATCCACTCTTCTACAACGTAGTTCATGTAGTTGTCAACTTTTTCAGTCAACTCGTCACGCACTGTGTTGATTTCTTCAGCGACTTCTTGAACCTTTGCAGATTCAATTCTTTCGACTTCAGAACGGAGTTTAGATTTAACAGCAGCTTCAAATATTGTAGCAGCCTTTTCTTTGAATTCTTCAGTAATTTCTTCACCTTCAACAA